TCGGTAAACTCTATCCCGAATTGTGGGCCGAGAAGGTTGGTCGTAAATTGGCTGAAGAAGGCGAGTGAGCGGCCTAGATCGTTCGGCCTGAACATGGACAAGGCGGTGACAGAGCTGTGGGCGACAGATGACGGTAGTACATGGTCAATCGTCCGTACACAGACGGCGACTACCGGAGAGGGGGAGGCAGTCTTATGGTCTTGCATAGTGACCCACGGGGGGTCGTGGCAGTTAGTCCAGCCCGACCAGAAAATCTGAGGCCGGTATTCTATGCGCACTGGTCTCAAATCCCGACATCGACGTGGACTGCTCGGTACTTCCAACCGAAGGAATTTGCTGACCGGAGTAACGGCAGCCTTCTATTGGATTACCAGTTTGTGGATCGTTGCGACCGCCTACGCAGTCGCTGTGGTTTTAGCCTGCGCATCAATTCTTCTTACCGTAGCCGCCGCCATAATGCGCTCGTCGGGGGAAGCCCGCTCAGTCGCCATCGGTTCGCGCAGGCAGCCGATTTTTCAATCATCGACAGAGACGCGGAACTCATACACCGGCTTGCCCTTGAGCTAGGCTTCAACGGCATCGGCAAGTACCAAACCTTCATCCACGTCGATACCAGAGAGAGGAGCGCATCATGGGATTTCTCGCAACGCTAGTCGGCGGCCCTATCGTCGGAATTTTGGGGTCGCTGATCAGCGGCGTCATGTCGGCATGGGAACGCAAGCAGCAGCTCGAAGAGCGGAAGCTCGACTACGCACATGAGATCAGTCTGCAGGAGATGAACATCGCGGCACGGTCGGCGGAGATGGAAAACGAAGCGGCCATCGCGCATACCAACGCCGTCGCCAAGTCACTGGCCGCCAGCTACGAGCACGACGCCAGCTATGGGCCGGTCAGCCAGAGTGCCGCCGTGTACCTCCGCTGGGTCCGACCGGCGATGGCGTTCTTCTTGCTCGGCCTGTCCGCGATGATCTACTTCACCATACCGGACGGCAACGTCATCAATGATGACGGCACCGTCACGACCCTCGGCGAGATGATCGTCCTCAAGGTTCTGTTCCTTACGGAGATCGCCATCGCTTGGTTCTTCACTGATCGCAGAAAGGCAAACAAGTAGACTTGCGGACGCCGCCGGGCTGGTCTAATTTGGTGTTGATGACAAGGGTCGCCGATGTGGCGGCTCAGGTTGTTGCCCGGCTCTTCCCAGAGCACCCCACCTAAAAACCCCGCTGAGAAATCAGCGGGGTTCTTTTTTAAGCGAACTTTTTCTTGAGGCGTTCGAGTGATTTTTTGAAAGCCTCGATGTGCTCATGCTTGATCCACACGCAGACCTTCGCATGGGTCTGCATTCGTTTCCTGTGGTACTTGTCTTGAGCGACGGCGTGCCGCAATCGTTTTTCAGGACTGGCCATTTCGTTTTTCCTCCTCGTCCAATAGCATCGATATGGTACGGGCGTAGCCCGCGATGTCGTGGACACTATCAGCAGCATGTGACGGGTTTGCACAGAGGCGTGACATCTTCACGGCGATCATCTCCAGCGCGTGCCGGACCTCGTCGTGCGGGCACGCCTTCAGCGCGTACTTCATCAAGCTGATGCGGGCGAAGTCATCCAGCGGGTGACCGTAGTCTTTGCCACGGTCTTGAGTGACCCGCCGGATGGCCGCGTCGAAGTCTTTCGCCCTAGACATTCAGCTCCCCTTGTTCTTCGGGATGCCCGGCCAGCCACTGTTCCTGCGTCATCGCCTTCTCGGGTTTCCTTCCAGCCCTCAATAGAGACTGGTTGACGGCGATCTCGACGCAGCCTTGTTCCCAAGACGTCGTGATAACACCCCGCTCGGTTAACCCCAGCAGTTTGAGAATAGCGGGGGTGTTCAAGACCGGCCCATTGCCTTTATATATGTACAGCATTGTCTTGTCGGTGCGGGTCGTGCCGGGCTGCCTGATCCGGTCCTTTAACACCTGTGTTTTAAGCCGGGTGTTCTCGCTCTCAAGTGCGTCAAGCCGCTCCGTTAGTGTCTTATATTCATGTGCGCTAATCATCGTACTCTCCTATTCTAACTCGGCCCAGTTTGGGCCTATTCCACCCTCGACGAGATTGTCGACGGGTGCGCCGGGGAACATATCGAGGTAGCCCTCGATCATGTTCAGCTCCATCATCTCAAGACAGGCCGTCGTGTCCTTGACCGCCGCCTCGTCGATGATGGCATCGTGGATGACCGACAGGATGCGGGTCAGCCGTTGTTTCTTCTTCGCACGCTGCATATCGAGCGCGTCTTTGTGTCGGACTAGGGCGCGTGCAAGGATGCTCATTGCCCCGCGCTGCACCGGATAATTTGAAGCCTTCGGAAGCTCCGGCCTCTTCGACATGTACACCGTGCCGCCGTCGACCATGCGGATGTAGCCGGTGCGCTCGGCCTCCGCCATCATGTCGTAGCGCAGGTTGAACGCCTTCGGGTATCGCTCCTGCCAGAAGTCGATGTAGTCCTGCGCGGTGCTGCGCTGGCAGCGCATGGTCGAGGCGAGGCAGGTTGCGCCGGAGCCATAGATGATGCCGAAGCTGACACCCTTGGCAGCCTGCCGGGCACGCTTACCGTCTTTCGTTTTCTTGTCAATCTTGTGACCGGCGATGACGGCGGCGACTTCCGAATGGACGTCTCCCTCGACCATATCCTCAAGGAGCTGGTCGTCGCCGGATAGCAGGGCGAGGACGCGCAGCTCGATACCGGAGTAGCCGAGGGAGACTAGCCTACGACCCATGCCTGCAACGAACGACCGGCGGACCGACGTCGCCTCCCCAAGCAAGTCGAGGTCGCGGGGTATCTGTTGCAGGTTAGGACCGGAGCATGAGAACCGGCACGTCTTGGCTGCGCCGATGTTGAACCGAGCGCGGACCCGTTTGTCGCGGGACAGCTCGGACTTGGTGATGAGGGTCTCGCCGAAGGACGACAGGTATTTGGTGATCTTCTTATAGCCGCACAGGGCGTCGAAGAACGCCTCCAGTGGCGTGCCGGGTACGGCACCGGCCAGCATGGTGAGGGTCTCGATCTTCATCGACAACTGGCCGGTCTTCTCGGTCCGAGGCCACGCCTTCAGAAAGTCGTCCGGCATATTGAGCGCGAAGTAATCCGACCACTGGCTGTCGCTGTTGATGTTGGCGACCTCGTCGGCGGAGACCATCTTCCTGATCTTTTTAATCTGGTTCTTCTGAACCTGCCCCCAGCTTGACACCAGCGTCCGGTGGTACTTGGCGTCGAGCAGCATCCCGGTGGTCTCCATCTCGATGACGGCGGGCACCATGTCGTTCAGCATCTTGAACCCCATCCAGCGTTCGCCGTCGGCCTGCTTCGCCCAGTAGTTCCAGAGCTGCCACGTCACGTCGGCGTCGATGTATGCATAGTCGAGCTGCTCCTGCGACAGGTGCTTGGCACCCCAGTCGCTGGCCTGCTGCTGCTTCGACATGTCGATCTCTAAATCCCACAGCACGACCTGCTTGAGGGAATATCCGCCGCCTCCGAGGATGGCGCGTCTGAGGTTGGCGACATCGAGGCAGTTGATGCTGAGACCGGCGTCCATGAACCAGCGGTTCTCGAACCCCGCGTTGAAGACGACCCACTGGCCTCCCTTGAACATATGGGCGACCGCTCGAAAGCCGCCTTTCATCTTATCGAAGTCGACGAGGTAACTGGCCTTGTCGTTGCACAGGCTGACAAGGCGGACCCTGCCATCCTCCGGTGCCAGTGATGTCGTCTCGAAATCTAGGGCTGTCGTCGGCTGCTTGCGGCACCTTGCGAGTGCCTTCTTCAGCGCGGCTTTGGTTGACACCATAGTGTATTTTAATGTAGGGATGGACATGGCTGCAGCTTAACCTCCTGTAGGTCACCCGAAGTGGAAACGTGGAAACGCTTGAAGAACTACCCCCGACCCCTCGCAGGGCCGGGGGTAATTCTTGGCGGCTACTTCTTCTTCCGCGCACGCTTCTTCTTCGGCTTGTCACCGGCAATGAGCTGGTCTTCGTTCAGCTCACCGGAGAGGAAGGCCGCCGCGCTGTCGCGAGTGACCCAAGCCTCGACGTTGAGCACGGGCTTGTGGTTCTTATTGCCCTGTGCCTCGAACTCGACGCTGCCGAAGTAGATCAACGGCATATCAGGCTCGGCGGATGCCGACCGGATACCGATCTCCTTCATCAGATCGCCGATGCTGTTCCGGCCCGACTTCGAGGTCGAGCTGAACTGCACCTGCGAGAACACCGCGTCGCAGCCGATCAGCCCGAAGCCGAGAAGCTGCTGCCAGCCCTCGCCTGCGTTCTGCCGGTACGGCCCGTGATCCTCCAGCTCCTCACTGGAGACCGACTGTTCCCGAGCCTTGAGAACCGACCACTCGATGCGGTCGACCGGCTTGGAGTTTTTCCAGCAGACCCAGCCCGCGATGAACGTCTGAGGTTCGACGAGATAGAGCTGGTCGGGATCGATGTCGTCGCCGTTTCGACCGAGGCTATACAGCCCGGTCTTGCCGGAGAATGACAGAAAGTCAACGCCGTTACTGCCTCCCGAGGTCGCGTCGTCAGCGGCCTCCGACAGGGCGTTGGCAAGGGCACCACCATCTACCGACGGCAGGTTGGCGGTGTCGAGGTACTTCGTTAGTTCATTAGCCATTTTGCTACTTCCTACTTTCTACGTTGCAATGTGGGCACTATGCCCGTTCGACCAACAGCCGCTCGGAGGCGTTGCCGATCTTCTCAAACGGCGACAGGTCAATCCCTGCAGCCGCCACGGCCTTCTTGTCTAAGGAGGCGCGTCCCTTTGTGATCGAGAGCGACACGGTGATGTCGCCGACGATGACCTTGTTCGTTGATCTCGATTTGAGACCGTTCTTGATGTCTTCGGA